ACACCGCGCTGATCAATATGGCGCACATCCAGGGCTTCACCCCTGATGGGCCTTTCCGTCGTTTTGGCATGGTGGAAAAACTGGAAGCGGAAGAAATCACCGAAGGGGCTTTGTCCGGGAAGATGGCGCTGTATGGCTGGATTGCCCCGACGGACGATCTGGTCACCATGACCGGTAACTGGCAGAAGCTTTTCACCTGAATGGAAGTTAACACCAGCTTTGCCGATACCGGCTCCGCTTATCTGGTTGGTCTGGCGGTTACTGACGATCCGGCAAGCCTCGGCACTGAAATGCTGCAGTTCAGCGCCAGCGCAGAACATAACCCCCTGGCGCGCCGCAAGCTGGACAAAGACAACCTGTTTACCGCTGCTCTTGAAACGCTGATCGAGTTTGAGGACGTGCCGGAAAAAACCAGCCTGTTTACCCGCGTGAAAGAGCTGCTGTCCCGCAAAGGCGCCGATGATAACGCCCGCTTTGCTGATGTGAATCAGGCTGTTGAAACCATCGCGCGTGAGCATCAGACGCTGGCGGAGCAGGTCAGCACCCATCAATCCGATTTCAGCAACAAGCTGAGCGATATGCAAAAGGTTGTTGATGAGACAACCAGCGCACTCTCCACCCTGCGTGAGCAGCTTTCCACCCAGGACAGCCGCAGCGAACGCCGCCCTAATGCGACCGGCAATAACGGCGCAGAACAAACCACCGATTGCTGACGGAGCAAAAGCACAATGAAAAAAGAGACACGTTTTAAATACAACGGCTATCTGACGCAGCTCGCCAAACTCAACGGCGTATCTGTGAGCGATATCGCCTCGAAATATACGGCTGAGCCGTCAGTGGCGCAGACGCTGGAAACGAAAATCCAGGAGTCTTCCTCGTTCCTGCAGAAAATCAACATTATCCCGGTTGATGAGCAGTCCGGCGAGCGTCTGGGGCTGGGTATTGGTTCCAGTATTGCCGGAAATACTGATACCACCCAGAAAGACCGTGAACCCGTTGATCCGACTTACATCGACGGTGAAGGGTACAAGTGTACCCAGACCAACTCTGATACGGCGCTGCCCTATGCGAAGCTGGATTTATGGGCCAAATTCCAGGACTTCCAGACGCGCATCCGTGACGCCATCATTACCCGCCAGGCGCTTGACCGCATCATGATCGGCTTCAACGGCGTGAAGCGTGAGAAAACGTCAGACCGCGCGACCTATCCACTGCTGCAGGATGTGAATATCGGCTGGCTGGAAAAAATCCGCCAGGAGAAACCCGTTCAGGTTCTGGACAAAATTGTGTCCGAGGGCGAGGTGGTTTCTCAGACTATCCGTGTCGGTAAAGGCGGCGATTTCCTGAATCTGGACGCGCTGGTTATGGGCGCCGTGAATGAGAAAATCGCGCCGTGGTATCAGGAAGATACGGAGCTTGTGGTTATCGTCGGGCGCCAGTTGCTGGCGGATAAATATTTCCCGATCGTCAACCGTGACCAGCCAAACAGCGAAACGCTGGCGGCAGATCTTATCGTCAGCCAGAAGCGTATCGGCAACCTCCCGGCCGTTCGTGCGCCGTTCTTCCCGGCGAATGCCATGCTGATCACCCGCCTGGATAACCTGTCTATTTACTGGCAATCAGGCTCCCGCCGCCGTTCGGTCATCGACAATCCGAAGCGTGACCGCGTGGAGAACTTCGAGTCCGTTAACGAGGCGTATGTTGTCGAAGATTACGACGGCGTTTGCCTGGTTGAGAATATCGAACTGTTGCCCGTGCAGGCAGGTGGCAATGCCAGCCCGGCGCTGACAACTGAAACCATCCAGGAAATCGTCACGGCAGCGGTGAAAGGCGCGCTTGATGCGCAGGCAGCTGGCGGTGCTGGCGCCGGAGCGTGATAAATGAATCCGTTCCGTGCTCACACTCAGTATGTACAGGCACAGGATGCCGCCCGGCAGGGCGGCAGTAATGCCAGCCTGACGGGCTACAACCAGATGCTCTTACAGCTGACAGAACACCGCAGGCGCCTTAAAACCGTCCAGTCAAATGAGCGCAAGGCTCAGCTCAAACGTGAGTTTCTTCCCGCGTATGCCTCATGGATTGCAGGTTTACTGGATGCTGACGCGCCAGGCCAGGACGACGTGGCGATGTACGTCATGATCTGGCGCATTGATGCCGGAGACTATACCGGCGCGCTGGACATTGCCCGCCATGCCATTAAACACGGCTGGGTCCTGCCGCAGCGATTCAACCGGACCTGCGGGACCGCTGTTGCGGAAGAGTTTGCCGACGCGGCAATGCGCGCTTTTTCTGCCGGTGAATCATTCAGTGCCGCCATTCTTACCCAGGTGCTCGATATCGTTGAAGGTCAGGATATGCCGGATCAGTCCCGCGCCCGACTTCATAAGGCGATGGGCTACGCGCTGCGGGATAACGATCAGGCAGTGGCGGCACTTAACCATCTGAAGCGTGCCCTGCAGCTGGATAACAGTTCTGGCGTCAAAACCGAAATCAACAAGCTTGAAAGCCGATTGCGACAGGCAATGTCGGCTTAACGAATCGTGCCAACGCGCGGGGCGGCACGGGGTGGCGACAGGCTTTATGCCGCGTCAAAACCCCGTCCACCGCCCAACTATTTGGGAGTGCCAGAAATATGCAATTCGTTTCGCCGGAACAGGCCGGGGAAAGTACCCAGGACGTTATTAAAAACACCAGTTTCTGGCCTGATGTCAGGGTTTCAGAGTTCCGCCGTGATATGCGCATGGATGGGAGTGTCACCGATCCACGCCTGCGTCTGGCGTTGCTGACAGCGATTGCTGAAGTTAACGCCGATCTTTATGAGTTCCGCGAGAAACAACGGGCGCAGGGGTATGCGAGCCTGGCCGACGTCCCTGCTGATGTGATCGACGGCGAAAGCCAGCGGCTCATGCTGTATCGCCGTGCGGTGTTTTGCTGGGCAAAAGCAAACCTGGTTGAGCGCTATCGCGATTTTGACGCAACCGGCGACGGAAGCAAGAAAGCCGAAGATATCGAAACAACCTTAGGCGAGCTGTGGCGCGATGTGCGCTGGGCAGAGTCCCGCCTGCGCGATATGCCGCATATGACGGTGGAGCTGATTTGATGAAAGTGCGTGCGCATCAGTATGACACGGTGGACGCACTCTGCTGGCGCCATTACGGGCGCACGCAGGGAGTCACTGAACAGGTGCTGCAGGCGAATCCGGGGCTGGCTGAATATGGCCCCTTTTTACCGCACGGGCTGCAGGTGGAGCTGCCGGATATCACGGCGTCAACCACTGCGCAGACTGTCCAGTTATGGGACTGAACTATGACGCTTGAACGAATCAGCGCCTTTATCACTTACTGCGTTGCCCTGCTTCTGGCATGGCTCGGCGATTTGTCTCTTAAAGATGTGTCGACCATCACCGGTCTTGCGCTGGGGATTATTACTGCAGCGGTGACCTGTTATTTACGCTGGAAAGCCTACCAGCTGCTGCGGGACGGCAGAATATCCAGGGGGGAATATGAGTCCTTCAATCGTTAAGCGTTGCCTGGTCGGCGCGGTGCTGGCGATTGCCGCCACGCTGCCGGGCTTTCAGTCGCTTCATACCTCCGTCGAGGGGCTGAAACTGATTGCTGATTTTGAAGGGTGCCGCCTGCAGCCATACCAGTGCAGTGCCGGGGTCTGGACTGACGGGATCGGCAATACGTCCGGGGTAGTGCCGGGCAAAACCATAACGGAGCGACAGGCCGCGCAGGGGCTGATTAATAACGTGTTGCTGACGGAAAAAAGGATTGAAGCCTGCCTGCAGGTTAAGCCACCTCAGCATGTTTACGATGCCCTGATCAGTCTCGGCTTTAATGTCGGAACGGGGGCAATCTGCCGGTCAACAATGGTTTCTTACATCAATCGCCAGCAATGGTGGCAGGCGTGCAACCAGCTCCCCCGCTGGATTTATGTAAATGGTCAACGGAATAAAGGGCTGGAAAACCGGCGCGCCCGTGAGCTTGCCTGGTGTCTTAAAGGGGCAGGGGCATGACGCGCGCGCTGGCGGTGATCCTGGCTCTGGTGCTGGCACTGCTGGGCTGGCAGTCATGGCGGCTTAACAATGCCGGTCACACCATCGGGACGCAGGCTGAGGCGCTTAAAAATAACAAGCAGGAGTTGGCGAAGAAAAACAGCCAGCTCATCAGCCTGTCCATTCTTACTGAAACCAACAGCCGGGCGCAGATGCAACTTTATGCTGCAGCGGAGGAGACTTCCGCGCTGTTGCGGAGCCGCCAGCGCCGGATCGAGGAGCTAAAACGTGAAAACGAGGATTTACGCCGCTGGGCTGACACTCCTTTGCCTGCTGACATTATCCGGCTGCGGGACCGCCCGGCCCTCGCCGGAGGTGCAGCTTACCGTGAGTGGTTGTCCAAAAGTGACGCAATGCCGCCTGGACAGGTCAGCGCCGCGCAGTAATGGGGATTTGAACCAGGTGCTGGATGAGACTGAGGCCGCCTGGGCAGTATGTGCCGACAAAGTGGACACGATCATAGCGTGTCAGGAGCGAGACAGTGAACAAGCCGCAGTCCTTACGCAACGCCCTGAATAAATCGGTGGCGTATGTTCGTGACAACCCGGACAAACTGCACCTTTTTGTTGATAACGGTTCGCTGGTCGCGACCGGCGCCCGTTCAATGTCATGGGAATACCGCTACACCCTGAGCGTGGTGATTGAAGACTTTAGCGGCGACCAGAATTTAGTGATGGCGCCCGTGCTGCTCTGGTTAATGACCAATCAACCGGACGCTATTAACAACCCGGAGCTGCGCGAAAAACTTTTTACCTTTGACGTCGATATCCTGAGCAACGATCTGTGTGATATCAGCCTCAATCTGCAGCTCACGGAGCGCGTGATTGTAAGCACTGACGGCACCGTATCGAGCGTTGAAGCGGTGCCGGAACCCGACGTACCCGACGAAATGTGGACGGTGAAACGTGGATGACCTGCAGAGGGTGGATGACTGGCTGGCGGCCCTGCTGGCGAATCTGGAACCGGCAGTCCGCAACCGTATGATGCGACAACTGGCGCAGGAGCTGCGCCGGTCGCAACAGCAAAACATCAGGCTGCAGCGAAATCCAGACGGCACCGCCTTTGAGGCGCGCCGGGTGACGGCCAGAAGTAAAAAGGGGCGTATCAAGCGCCAGATGTTCGCCAAATTGCGCACTACTAAATACCTGAAGACCGCAGCCACTGCGGACTCTGTCAGCGTGCAGTTTGATGGGAAAGTCCAGCGCATCGCCCGTGTTCACCATTATGGTCTGCGTGATCGAGTCAGACGCAACGGCCCGGAGGCCCGGTACCCGGCACGCCGTCTTTTGGGCGTGAATGATGAGGTGGAAACCATTACCAGTGACACGCTGTTGCGCTGGCTGTCGGAGTGAAATTTGTGTCACGGACGGCACAAAACCCAACGCTGCCTCCCTTTTCCCTCTGATGGCAACCTTTCGTTATGAACGCACAACTAACCGAAATCATGCGCCTTATCACCAACCTGATCCGCACCGGCACCGTAACCGAAGTGGACCGGGAAAACTGGCTGTGCCGGGTGAAAGTGGGCGAGCTTGAAACCAACTGGATTAACTGGCTGACACTGCGCGCAGGCGGTGCCCGTACATGGTGGTGCCCGTCGCCGGATGAGCAGGTGGTGGTGCTGAGTATGGGCGGCAATCTGGAAACCGCTTTTGCCTTACCTGCGATCTATTCCAACCAGTTCGCGCCGCCGTCGGACTCCGTGGACGGCTCCGTAACGGAATACCCGGACGGCGGCTGGTTTGAATATGAACCTGCGACCGGCCGCTGGCATGTGCGGGGCATCAAATCCATGGTGATCGAGGCTGCAGATAACATAACCCTGAAAACGGGGGAATTTGTGGTGGAAGCAAGCAACACGCGCATAAACAGCGAGGTGGTGATCAATGGTGGCGTCACCCAGGGCGGCGGCGCCATGAGTTCTAACGGGATCGTAGTCGATAAACACGGTCATACCGGCGTTAAGTCCGGCGGCGATACATCAGGAGGTCCGGTATGACGCTGTATATCGGCATGAGTCAGGGCAACGGCAGGACCATTACCGACACGGACCACCTGCGCCAGTCGGTCCGGGATATTCTGCTGACCCCGCAGGGGAGCCGCATTGCCCGGAGGGAATACGGCTCGCTTCTGTCTGAACTGATAGACCAGCCGCAGAACCCGGCGCTGCGCCTGCAGGTTATGTCTGCGGTCTATGTGGCTCTGAGTCGCTGGGAGCCACGGCTTACCCTGGATTCCATCACCATAAACAGCAGTTTTGATGGTTCGATGGTGGTTGAGCTTACCGGGCAGCGTGATAACGGCGCGCCGGTTTCACTTTCGGTATCAACAGGAGCAGACAATGGCAGTCATTGACCTTTCCCAGCTGCCCGCCCCGCAGATAGTGGATGTGCCGGATTTTGAAACGCTGCTAAACGAACGGAAAGCCGCGTTTATGGCCCTTTATCCGGCAGACGAGCAGGACGCGGTAAGGCGCACGCTTGAGCTGGAGTCTGAACCCGTGACCAAGCTCCTGCAGGAAAATGCGTATCGTGAAATCCTCCTGCGCCAGCGCATTAACGAGGCGGCGCAGGCGGTCATGGTGGCTTATGCAATTGGCGGCGATCTCGATCAGATGGCGGCCAACTACAACGTGAAGCGGCTGACGGTTACACCTGCGGATAACGACGCGGTGCCGCCGGTCGCAGCGGTAATGGAAAGTGATGAGGCGCTGCGCCTGCGTGTTCCTGCTGCATTTGAGGGGCTGTCCGTGGCGGGGCCGACGGCGGCCTATGAGTTTCACGCTAAAAGCGCTGACGGGCGAGTGGCTGACGCCAGCGCAACCAGCCCGGCACCGGCGGAGGTGGTGCTTACCGTGCTGAGCCGTGAGGGCGACGGAACGGCAGCGGCGGATCTGCTGGCAGTGGTTGAACAGGCGCTTAACAGTGAGAACGTGCGGCCGGTTGCTGACCGTCTGACGGTGCGCAGCGCTGAAATTATTCCGTACAGCGTGGATGCGACGATCTTTCTTTACCCTGGGCCAGAAGCTGAGCCGGTGATGGAGGCTGCAAAAGCCAGCCTGCAGAAATATATCGCCAGCCAGACGAGGCTGGGGCGTGATATTCGCCGCAGTGCTATTTATGCCGCGCTGCATGTTGAAGGTGTGCAGCGTGTTGAGCTGGCCTCGCCGCTCGCTGATGTGGTGCTGGATAAGACACAAGCCGCTTCATGTACGGAATGGAGCGTAACCAACGGGGGAACGGATGAATAGTCTGCTTCCTCCCGGTTCATCGCCGCTTGAGCGCCGTCTTGCTCTTATCTGCAGCGGCATTTCCGATCTGCAGGTGCCGCTGCGGGATTTATGGAACCCGGCAACATGCCCGGTCAAGTTTCTGCCGTATCTGGCGTGGGCCTTTTCGGTTGATCGCTGGGACGAAGAATGGGCGGAGAGCGTGAAGCGCCGCGTGGTGCAGGATGCGTTCTATATCCATCAGCACAAGGGCACAACCAGCGCTGTGCGGCGTGTGGTGGAGCCGTTCGGCTTTCTGATCCGCATCATTGAATGGTGGCAGACCGGCGAGGCGCCGGGCACGTTTCGCCTGGATATTGGGGTGCAGGACCAGGGCATAACAGA